TGGAGGTAGCACTGTTCGAGCTGGTAGTTTTGGAGTAACCGATGGCTATCGTATTCGCAAGCTAACACCTCGCGAGTGTTGGAGATTACAAGGTTTTCCTGATTGGGCTTTTGACAAAGCACAAAAAGTAAATAGTAACAGTCAATTATACAAGCAAGCAGGCAATAGCGTGACTGTGAGTGTTATTGCTGCAATAGCAAAAGAACTTTAGGAGAAAAATATGAACAACACAGAATTAGAAAACATTGACAACATAAACAACCCAATCCACTACCAAGGACGATATGGTATGCAATCTATCGATGCTCTAAGAAATTTCATGACACCTGAGCAGTTAAATGGTTTCTATCTAGGAAATGCTTTGAAATATCAGTTGCGGTTTCAAAAAAAAGAATGGGCTTGAAGATTTGAAAAGGCTCGTAAAAATCTGGATTGGTGAATTGAGGAGATGGAACATGAGAATTAAAACATCAAACGGAGTAATCATCAATGTTGATAAACCTAAAAATAGCATTACTGTTGAAGGTGTTGAGTTTGGGTCAGACTGTCGTGCTTTGGTCTCTAAGCACAGAGACGGTACAGGTACAATAACACTAGTTTTTGATGGAAAAATAATTTAAAGGAGGGCATAAATGAGACCTAAAAAATATCCATATTCAGGAAGAAAGAAACGGCAAGAAAGACCTGCTGATGTAACTTTACCTGATTTAGTCGTTTTACCTAACGTTTCTTTTAAAAAAGAACTAATCAAACATGTCTACACGGTTACTAAATATTTTGACGACTGTACAATCATTTATTTCAGAATCCCCAAATTTTTTGGAGGATACGATGAGGAAAAGGTCGAAGTAAAACTTAGCTATGAGGAGACTCTCAATATACTCAATGGCTACTAAAACAAAAAAGCCAAGGCACTCTCTGCCTCAGCTAATAGTTCTCGCAAAGACTATTATATCACAAAGGAGATAGAGAGTGAAGGCTAAAGAGCTCTTGAAAGAGTTGCAGGATCTGGACATGGACATCCAAAGCCGTATAGATGAAATCAATGAACTTGAGGCTGGTTTGCTCTCAAGTCCCAAGTGGTCAGATGTCAAAGTCCAAGGCGGACAGACTAGAAAAGTTGATGACGTCTATACTCAGCTTGTAGTGATGAAAACGGCTATAGAACAGGATACAAAGGAAGTTATTAACAGGAAACTTGAACTAGGTAGAATGATCAACATGCTTAAAAATCCAAAAAGCAGGTCTGTTCTTAGAATGACTTACATTACTAAGACTTACATTGAGGATATTTGCGACAATTTGAGAATTAGTAAGGCAACTTATTACAGATTACGCAAACAGGCTGAGTCTGAACTAGAGGAGACTATTATAGACAAAGTGAGCTAAAGTGAGTGCGCATGAAGTCTAAAATCTGTTAAAATGGTAGTATCAAGAATTAAGGGTGAGGTAGTAAGCCTTCCCTGACATGGAGAGTTGGCAGAGTCAGGTTGAATGCGCCCGTTTGCTAGACGGGTGGTCGCCCATGTGCGGTCCGTGGGTTCGAATCCCACACTCTCCTTTGAGTTTTTGTGTCCCAAAATGGGGTAGGCAGTAGGCTTAGCATTCACATATCACTCATTAACTTATTAGAAGGTCGGCTTATCGACTGGACCTTGCATGATTGCGTAGCTACTTATATCCTAGGTAAGTTATAAGCTAGAGGGTTTGATTCCCTCAGAGGTTGTAAAGACTACAAAAAAATAAATCAGAAAATTTATTTCTAATTAACACGCAAGGTAGTAGTCTGCTTGCACTAAGTCACTCTTTGAGTGGCTTTTTTGATTTTTTGAAAGGTGGTGATGGAAAATTGAATGAATTGACGATAAAACAAAAGAGATTCGCAGATGAGTACATCATCTCAGGTAATGCGACGGAAGCTTATAAGAAAGCAGGTTATCGTGCTTCTAGTGATAGGGTGGCAGGTGTCGAAGGACACAAATTACTAAAGAACCCTAAGATTAAAAGCTATATAGATGAACGACTGAAACAACTTGATTCTGAGAAAATTGCAGATCAGCAAGAAGTCCTTAGTTATCTAACCTCAGTAATGCGAGGAGAGACGCAAGAACAGACCTTGATAAGCATAGGAGAATTAGGTCAAACGATTACGGATATTGATGTCGGAGCAAAAGATAGAATCAAAGCAGCCGAACTTTTAGGCAAACGTCATAGGCTTTGGACAGACAAAGTAGAGGCAGACGTTTCTGGAACGGTGGTGTTTGCAAATGAGTCAGACATACCAGATTAAACAGAACGATATTGTCGTTGACCTACCTAAGATAGTAGGAGTTGGGTACGGACAGTTCTGGCGCTCAAGAAGTCTTTATCGTGTAGTCAAAGGGTCCCGTGGTTCGAAGAAGTCTAAGACGACCGCTTTGAATTATGTTATCCGTCTTTTGAAATATCCCTGGGCTAACTTGCTTGTCATTCGTAGATACTCGAATACAAATAAACAATCGACCTATACAGATTTCAAGTGGGCAGCTAACCAACTGAAAGTCGCTCATAAGTTTAAATTCAATGAGTCGTTGCCTGAAATAACAGTCAAAGAGACAGGTCAAAAGATTCTCTTTCGTGGTTTGGATGATGAACTTAAAATCACATCTATTACGGTCGATGTCGGTAGTCTATGCTGGGCATGGTTCGAGGAAGCGTATCAAATCGAAACTGAAGACAAGTTCAGTACTGTTGTTGAGTCAATCCGTGGTAGCTTAAATGTACCTGATTTCTTTAAACAAATCACAGTCACATTTAACCCGTGGAATGAGAGACACTGGCTCAAACGTGTCTTTTTTGACGAAGAAACGAGACGGGCTGATACATTCGCTACTACAACCACTTATAAATGCAACGAGTGGCTGGATGAAGTCGATATCAAGCGCTATGAGGATTTGTATCACACGAACCCGAGACGGGCTAGAATCGTATGTGATGGCGAGTGGGGAGTTGCTGAAGGTTTAATCTATGAAAACGTAACTGTCAAAGAATTCAATAAGGATGAACTACTACAAGATTCAGCTAATAAATTATGTATCGGTCTTGACTTTGGTTTTACTCACGATCCAACTGCTTTGTGTTGTTCGTTGATAAATGACACGACGAAAGAGATTTATGTCTTTGATGAGGCGTATAAAGTTGGATTGATAACCAAAGAAGTTGCTAAGATGATAAAAGATAAAGGTTATCATCGCTCACAAATCATTGCCGACAGTGCTGAATTGCGACTGATTGAGGAACTAAGGTCAGAACATGGTATAACTCGAATTAAAGAAAGTCGTAAAGGTAAGGATAGTATTATGGCTGGCGTATCCAAGTTACAAGGATACGCTATTTATGTGCATCCAGATTGTAAAAACATCATGGATGAATTTTATAGCTATTGTTATCAACAAGACAAAGAAGGGAATTGGTTGAATAAACCAGAAGATAAAAACAACCACTTGATGGATGCTTTACGTTATAGCCTTCAATGTATTGAGGGTGGCAAAGCAACCGTCCGCAGACGTTCTGATTATGGCCTATAGAGAGGAAAGATATGTACCAATATTTAACCTATCCACGAGATGGATATGATGAGGGTTCTTTGAAGAGAGACCTGATTTACAAATTGATAACGAAGCATAGCACTGAAGGCTCACGTTTGAAGAAGCTTAAAAGCTACTACTTGGGTGAGCATGCTATCTTAAATCACAAGAGACGCAACGAGAACGCACCAAATTACAAGACGGTAGCTAATCATGCCAAGGATATCGCAGACACGGCTACAGGCTATTTTATGGGTAATCCTATCAAGTACAATAACACTGCTGAAGGTGATATTGATGAACTACTTACAGCTTTTGACGGTGCCGAGATTGACCAAGTAGACGCTCAGAATGCTTTGAACATGGCTATCTATGGTCGTGCTTATGAGTACATCTATGCCAAAGAGGGATTGACTGAGTTGGACTCTACTAGTATTGATCCAGAAAATACCTTCATGGTCTACGATGATAGTATTGAGCGGAAGCCCTTGTTTGCGGTCTATTACTATCAAGTCAAGGATGATACAAAAGACACAACTAAGTATCAAGCTGAGGTCTTTACAGAAAATCTGCACTATCACATGGTGCTGAGAAGTACAGATTCAGGAACATCTCAGATTGAAGAGGCAACACCTCATAACCTTGGCCAAATCCCAATTATCGAGTATCGCAATAATCACTTTGCGATTGGCGACTACGAGCAACAGATCAGCTTGATTGATGCCTATAATTCCTTGATGGGTAACCGTGTCAATGACAAGGAGCAGGCAGTAGAGTCTATCCTTGTCTTGTATGGCACGCAGCTAGCAGACACGCCAGAAGATGCCAAGGTAGCGATGAAGATTCTTTCTGAAGAAGGTCTTTTGGAATTGCCGGGCGATAGTGCAAGAGCTGAGTTCTTGAAGAATACGCTGGACGAAAGTGCTACTGAAATCTTGCGCACAGCGCTGAAAGAAGACATCTACACATTTAGCCATGTTCCTAACCTGACTGATGAGAACTTCGCAGGAAACACTTCAGGAGTAGCTATGGAATTTAAGCTGATGGGCCTTGAGATGATTACCAAGACCAAGGAGGCGAATTACAAGCGAGGTTTAAGACAGCGGATTGCGATTTTTGCTCATTACTTGGGCATGAAGCAGATTGCTTTAGAGTCTCATTCAATCGTTCCGCAGTTTAGCCGCGGTTTGCCAAAAAACTTGCTGGAAATCTCTCAGATTGTGAATAACTTGGAAGGCAAAGTGACCAACAGGCAGCTTATTTCTCTCTTACCGTTTGTGGAAGACCCTGACGCTGAGCTGGAAGCCTTGGAAGAGGAGAAAAAGAAGAACATGGAAGACATGCCAATATTTAACCAAGACAACACGAAACCCGAAGACGAGGTAGAGGATGAAGAATCAGGAGTACTGGGCGAAGAGGAAAGCCAATCTGATTTACCAACAGATGGACAAGGCCGAAAAGCAGGCAGACAAGTTCGATAAGGTCTATCAGGAAGCTAAGATGTACTTGGATAAGGAAATCAATAAGATTTTTGATAAGTTCCAACGTGATTATGGTTTAAGTCAGGTAGATGCTAGACAAGTCTTGAAGAACATGAAAGACAAGAAGGACTTGAACGAACTTCGTAAGGTGCTTGAAGCAAGACCGAATGAGCCAAATATCCAAAGGCTATTGGCTGACTTAGACAGTCCGACTTATTCTTTTCGTATGAAGCGCTTAGAGAGTTTGAGTGACGATTTAGATCGTATGCGTGAATCTATCTATCATTCAGAGAAGACAGGCTCAGACGCTTTTTATAGCGACCTGATGAAGGATAGTTATTACAAGGCTACATTTGACCTGCAGCAGCAGACAGGGCTGGCATATGGCTTTTCTGGGCTTCCTGAGAGCGAGATTAAACATCTACAGTCTTTTAGTTGGGTAGGAGATGGAAGCACCTACTCAACAAACATCTGGAAGAATACAGGGAAGCTTACTTCTAGCATAAAAGATGAACTACTCATGAGTCTTATGACAGGGCGAGATACACGAGAAACTGCACAAGCAATTGCTGAGCGATTCAATGTAGGTCAGAATGATGCAAGGCGTTTGGTTCGGACAGAATCAGCCTTTTTTCATAACCAGATGGAACTACTCAGCTATGAAGAAGCAGACATAGAGAAGTATATCTTTGTGGCTGTTTTAGACAAGCGTACATCACGCATTTGTCAGGAGCATGATAATCAGGTCTATGATAGGGATAAGGCTGTCCCTGGTGTCAATTGTCCACCTATGCATCCTTGGTGTAGGTCTACTACTGTCGCATACGACGAGGACGCAGACTACAGCAAGTTGAAGCGCAGAGCAAGGAATCCAGAGACAGGTAAAGTTGAGTACGTACCTGCTGATATGACTTATAAAGAGTGGTATAGCAAGTATGTTGCGAAAGATGTAAAAAATGAAATACAAGATTATAAGAAAAATGAACAAACGGTTTCAAGATATAATACCCAAAAATTGTTTTCTTATGTTAGTAACGCATGGGATGAAATCGGGAGGGGTGGATTATCGAAAGAACAACTTGTAGACTTGCTAGAATCTGAATATGAATTAGGTAATTTTTCGAGCGATATAACCAAATTGATAGGAGTAAGTTCTGCTTATATAGATGTTAGCAGTTTAGCTACTTCATTAGTGAGACATGGACAACAGTATTCCTTAGATGAGTTTATGTTAATAAAAGAGGCAGTTCAAAAACCTTATTTAATTCTAGATAATTCAGAGAGGGTTGAAAAATCAATTATTTCATATGTAAAAATACCTAACAAAGATAAGGTCATTATGGAAGCGGTGATGCTGCCACGAGATGAAATGTTAGTCATTCACTTTAACAAGGTGGGGATTCGTCAAGTTAAAAAGAATGAAAAAAATATGTTGACGCTTTACAAAAAGGGGAAATAGTGCTATACTTTTAGTAAAGATAGAGGTTGAGAATCTGTCACCAACGCGCCACTTATAGTGGGTCGAGAAATGCAGGAGCCCCGACAGTCCTGCCTATCTGTACACTAAACAATCGTTTAGTGCTTTTTTTGTGCTTAGAAAGGAGCTAGAAATGAGATACCGTAAAAAACCAGTAGTCATTGAGGCAGTTCAGTTCGTAGATACTGATGAATCAATTTTAAAATTGTCAGAATTAGGATTAGATCCAGTTCGGATTGATTATGCCGATCTAGATAATCCAATTTTAAAAATAGAAACGCTTGAAGGAATGATGATTGCGATCGAAGGTGACTACATCATCAAAGGTGTGCAAGGTGAATTTTATCCGTGCAAACCAGATATTTTTGAAGAAACATACGAAGAATTAGAGTATCTGAATATTTTAGATACTATTTAGGAGGTGATCCAGAGTCTTGACTTGCAGGAATAGACTGCTATAAATTACTGTAAATTGCTATAAACCGCGTCGAATTCGAGGCGGTTTTTCTTATACTCTAACCGTATGGAATCCCGTACGGTTTTTTATGCGCACAAAGGGGAGATAGTTCGATTCTATCTCACGGGTTAATCAAGTTCGATTCTTGAAATCTGGCGGGTGGTTCGAGTCCACTGGTGCGCGTTATTGTCCGAGCATTGATGACAAAAAAAGCCATGGAATTATACAGTCGGGGACGACTTTAAAAATAGGAGGTTCGCAATGAACGAAGAAACACAAACAGTCGAAACGGTTGAAGAACAAAAGGTACCTGCAGAACCTGCACCACAACCGCAAGACGAGAAGAAGTACACAGACGCAGAAGTTGATGAAATCATCAATAAGAAATTTGCTAAGTGGAAATCAGAGCAAGAAGCCAAGGAAAACGAAGCTAAGAAACTTGCTAAGATGAACGCTGACGAGAAACAGAAATATCAGTTGGATCAGCGTGAGCAAGAACTAGCTGACCGTGAAAAGGCTATTGCTCGTAAAGAATTAACCGCAGAAGCTAAAGCAATGCTAAGTGAACGTGACTTACCTGTTGAGTTAGTGAATGTAGTTGATTTGACAAGCGCAGAGACGGTATCGCAGTCTGTCGCAGTATTGCAGAAATCATGGGAGCAAGCCGTGCAAAAAGGAGTACAAGAAAAGCTAAAAGGCGGAGCCCCAATGAAGCAAGCGCCAGTCGATAGTGACGGTATCACAAAAGAAGAATTTGCTCGTATGGGTTATCAGAGTCGAAACGAGCTCTATCAAAATAACCCAGAACTTTATAAGAAATTGAAAGGTTAAAATAAATGACAGCAGGACAAACTAAATTAGCCACTATGGTTAACCCAGAAGTTATGGCGGACATGGTTTCCGCTAAACTACCTAAATTGATTAAATTCACTCCACTTGCTTATGTGGAGACAGCGCTCCAAGGCCAACCAGGGAACACTCTAACAGTTCCTGCATGGGAGTACGCAGGAGATGCGACTGAGGTTGGAGAAGGTCAAGCTATTTCTCCAGACCAATTGACTACTAAAAAGACCACTATGCCCATCAAAAAGGCTGCTAAAGGTTATGAAATTACCGATGAAGCCCTTTTGTCAGGTCTTGGTGACCCACTAGGTCAAGCGACTTACCAGCTTGGTTTGGCTATTGCTAATAAGATTGATAACGATCTTGTAGAAGTTGCTAAAACAGCTACTCAACACATTTCAGAAGCTCCAACAACCGGGGGAGCTATTGATAAAGCACTTGCTATTTTCGATGATGAAGAAGATGCAAGATATGTAGCTCTTATCAATCCGTCAGACGCTATTGCTTTGCGTGCTGATACTGTTAAAGAATGGATTTCAGGCACAGAGGTAGGAGCGAATACAGTTATTTCTGGTACATTCGGAGAAACACGAGGTGTTCAAATTGTGCGTACTAAGAAAGTTGAAAAAGGCAAAGGCTTTATCGTCAAAGTCTCTCCTAGCCAAACTCAGACAGACGATGCCAATAAATACGGTGCGTTTGTTATCATGCTAAAACGTGATGTGGCTATCGAAACAGACCGTGACATCCTTAAAAAGACAACGGTTATCACTGGTGATGAACACTACGGTGTTTACCTATACGACCCTACACGAGTTGTAAAATTCGGTGAGGGGTGATAGTATGAGCTTATTGCTACGACGTCATTATATCCAAGAGGAGCAGGCTGGCCAGTATTCTGATTTAGAGAATAAAACCCTAGAAGAGTTGAAAAATCTAGCTAAAGAAGCTGGCATAGCTGGCGCCTATAAGTTATCAAAAGTCGAAATTGTAGAGGTGTTGGAGGATTTAAAAAGTGAAATTTAAAATCAAACAAGATTTTTATGATTGGGAATCAAATGTGAAACGACTGGCAGGAGAGGAACTTGAGATTACTGAGGAGCGCTATGCTGAGTTGGCTAACAATTTTGCCAGCAACGGTGTCGCTATCTCAGATGTTCTTGAGGAAATCCTCCCTGAACCTGAGTTCTTAGAAGAGGATTGATATGTCTATAGAGTTGCTGAAGAAAATGACAGGCGAAGAAGATACTCAGCTTCTCATGTTGCTCCAAACGAGGGCTACAAATCTTATCTTATCAGAGACTAATCGCACATCTTTGACACCTGCTTTAAGTCTCTTAATACCTGAGGTTGCTATCGAGCTCCACAACCGCTCAGGAGCGGAAGGAGAGCATTCTAGAACCGAGGGTGGTATAGCAGTAGTCTACGGAGAAAACGGCCTGTCTACGGGTCTTCTACAGCGTATCCGCATGCACAGACTAGCAAGGGTGGCAGGTCATGTTTTTGAAGCAGAGTAGACTGAAACCTTATCCAATGCGACGGTTTGAAAAGACTGTCACAGAGGAAGGCGTCGCAAAAGAAGGGTATGCCAAGGAAGCTGAGACAGTCCGTCTTGAATTGTGGCCAGCTAGTAGCAAGTTACAATCTGAGCTTTATGGCGAGCGTGTCAATGATATTTTGAACGCAAATGCCAACAAGTCAGCTACTATCAAAGTAAAGGATGGTGTGTGTATCGATAGCCCGACGGAAGTAACTCACAGGGTTATTTCTAAAAAGATCTACACACATCATCAAGTTTTGGAGTTAGAGCGTGTCAGAGCTACTAGGGGCAGATAGGCTTATAGCTAAGTTCAGAAAGTTGTCAGATGTTGCGAAACGAGATATTGTTTCAAAGGCAGTTCATCATGCAGCTAAAACCATTGTCCAAGCCGATGCTAAAAGACTAGCACCAGGCAACAATGGAGAACTTAGAAATAGCATCAAAACTAGGGTTAAAATGGACGGAGATAAGGCTATAGGAGAGGTTTACACAAATCTACACTATGCACCATACGTAGAGTTTGGTACAGGGCCAAAAGGACAAGCTAGCCATTCGGGTATATCGCCAGAGGTCAGCGTGTCTTATCGGTCTAGCCCGTGGTATGTGCATGAAGACCAGATAGATATAGGACCTTACCACTTTCAAAATATTGGGGAGTTCTACAAGATGTATGGTCAACCTGCCCAGCCTTATCTTTATCCAGCTTTGAGAGACAATCAAGAGCGTGTGTCTAAGAATATTTCGAATTATGTCCGTAGAAAGATAAGAGAACAAATATAATGATCAATATCAAGCCTGTTATTTATAAAGAATTGCAAAAGGTCGCAGATAATGTGACTGATACGTATCCTAGCGATTGGGAGACTTTCCCAGTCGTTATTTTTTTGGAAGAACAAAACAAGCCAGGTGATTGGTTTGACGACAAGGAACAAAAATCCTCTATCCGCTACAAGGTGGATATCTTTGATGATACCAGCACTAGTGAGTTAGCTGTTAAAATCAATCAGATTTTTGAGTCTTTAGGTTTGCGAAGAACCGACTGCCAAGACGTGCCAGACCCGTCTCATTTGAGACATAAGGTCATGCGTTTTGAAGGGGTTGTTGATTTAGACTCAGAGCTTGTTTTTCAATTTAGAATGGAGAATTAAACATGTTAGCAAATGGAATTACGCTGTCTTATGGGACAGCTAAAGGAACTTACACAAAACTTGCAGGACTTAAGGAAGTACCTGAATTCGGTATTGAACCTGAAAAAGTAGAGAATACTACTCTTGAAGATAAGGTTAAGAAGTATGAGTTTGGTATCGGTGATGCAGGGGAATTGGAATACAAATTCTCTTACAAGAACGATAGCGCAACCGCACCTTATCGTGTATTGCGTACAGCCGCAGACAATAAGACAAAACTTTTCTTTGAGCAAACTTACCCAGACAACACTAAAGTTCGTTTTGAAGGTCAAGTATCTGTTAAGCTTGGCGGTGGCGGTGTCAATGCCGTTATCGAGTTCACCCTTAAAATTGCTTTGCAGTCAGAGTTGGAATTTACAGACGGTATTGGAGGTTAATTAAATGGCGTTACCTTACTCAATTTGGAAGATTAGCGATGAGAAAGAGTTGAAACTACGACTTTCATCTCATCAAGCAGCAAAAGTTGAAGAAAAAATCGGTATGAACTTATTGAAAATCTTCATGCCTGAGGCTGGTGAAGAGTTTCCTTTGCCTCCTTTAAAAGTTGTATTGCTTTTGATTCACGGAGCATTGCAAAAGTATGAGAATGGGTATTCTCTTGAGGATGTCTATGATCTATACGATGAGTACGTAGATAATGGTGGAGACCAAACAACATTCATGACAGAGGTTCTAATGCCACTCTTTGAAGTATCGGGTTTTACTCCACGAGGAAGCAAGAACAAGAAAACTTCCAAGAAGAAAATGACAGTAGTCGAGTAATCTTAACGGTAACGCAGATTATTGAGAGGCTTTACCCAATGTTTTTGGACATCGGGGGCAAGCCTCTTGATTTTTGGAATTTAACGGTGCTTGAAATCAGGGAAATGATTGAAAGCTACAACCGTGTCAAAATCCAAGAGCGTAAAGAAAAGATTATTGACTCTTATAGACTTTCTCAGATGATATCCAATCACGTTTCTTTATTGTTATCCAAGGATGCTAAAGTATTTGAGTTCTGGGAGTATGCGCCTGAGTTATTTGTAGAAGAACAACAAGCAGTAGAACAGGAACGACAGAGACAAGCGCTTGTGCTACATAAGGAACGGATGCGTGATTTTGCAGAGAGACACAATCGTAAAAGGAAGGAGGAAATGAATGGCAACTCTTGATGAATTGAAAGTCATGATTGACGCTGAGATAGCGCCTTTCAGGAAGAAGATGAAAGAAGTCGAGAATCAGGTCAAAGGAACATCTGACCAAGTGAAAAATGCCACTGCTAAAGTTCGTGAACAGTCGAACTCAATCGGTAGTGCGTTTGGCAAGCTGGCTAAGTTCGCTGGTTTTGCAATCCTTGGTAAGAAATTGCTTGATGTTGGGATGTATTCAGCGCAGACAGCTCTTGAAGTATCAGCGGCTATGAACCAAATCAAGCGACAGATGGGCGAGAGTTCGCAATCTTTCTTAAAATGGGTTAACAATAACGCTAATGCTATGAATATGGGTGTGGGCGAGGCGACTAAATACGGTGCAGTCTACTCAAACTTATTTTCTGGATTTATCAAAGACACCAACAAGTTAAGCGCCTATACTGCTAAGATGTTGCAGACATCGGCAGTTGTTGCTGAAGGTTCAGGGCGTAGCATTACAGACGTTATGGAGCGTATTCGCTCAGGTTTGCTAGGGAACACCGAAGCGATTGAGGACCTAGGAATCAACGTCAATGTGGCTATGATTAAGTCCACTGAAGCTTTTAAACGTTTCTCAAATGGTCAAAGTTGGGACCAACTCGACTTTCAAACCCAGCAACAAATCCGTCTTATGGCTATTCTGGAACAGGCTACAGCCAAGTATGGTGATACCTTATCTAATTCTGTAAACGGTCGTATCAGCCTATTCAAATCACTGATGAAAGATAGTGCATTGAACCTTGGTAACTCTATGTTGCCGATTATCAATGCGATTATGCCTGTCTTGAATTCTTTTGCAATGGTATTGAAGAACGTGACTGCTAAACTTGCTGAGTTTATCGCTTTGATGTTCAACAAGAAGGCAACAGTGAAAGACGGAGTTGGTGGAGCAGTTGGAGACATGGGTAACGCCATGAAAGACGCTGCGGGCGGAGCAGGAGACCTTGCTGACGCTGTTGACGACGCTGGAGATTCAGCTGGAGGACTTGCTGACAATCTTGGAGACTCAGCCAAAAACGCTAAGAAAGCTGCTAAAGAGCTTCTTGGTTTAATGGGATTTGATGAGATTAACATCTTGCAAAAACCAAAAGACGATGATGCGGGTGGCTCTGGCGGAGGCGGAGGAGGCGGCAAAGGTAAAGGAGGTAAAGGAAAGGGAGGCGGTGGCGGACCTTTCAAAGACATCTTGCCAGAAGTCGAGTTGACCGACATGGACAACCAGTTCAAGAGCATTTTTGACGGTCTTGGGGATAAGCTGAAAGGGTTGTTTGACCTCTTTAAAAAAGGTTTTGATGCAGCGTTTAGGCCAGAAGGCTTAGAGCGTATTAAAGCTGCTTTAGAACGAATCAAAAAAACTCTTGAAGAAATCGCTACTGATCCAAGGGTTGTAAATGCCTTTAACCGCATGACCGAGAAAATTGCTTATGCTTTGGGGCAAATTGCTGGTTCGTTAGCCACTATCGGAGTTGGTATTGGTGTACTCCTTACCGAAAGTATTGCAAACGGTCTTGAAAGGCAGAAAGAACGCATTATCAGAGCGCTAGTCGCTTTGTTTGATAATGTTGGTAACATTGCAGAGGCTGTAGGAAACATCGCTCAGGCCTTTTCTAGTGCTTTCTACGATGTCATTACTTCAACTGGTGCTGTTCGTATCGGTAGCGCTATTGTGTCAACTCTATTAAGCTTGACATTTACCATTGTTGAAGTCGGTAGCAAATTAGCAGGAAGTTTGTTTAAAGGATTTGAAAAAGTCGTTGTGACAAGCGCTCCTAAAATTTCATCAATGCTTCAAAATCTTTTGGACATTGTAGCTCCGATATTTGAAACTATTGAGAGTGTTGTTGATAAGTTTGGCGATGGCTTAAGTCGTGTTTATGATGAACATGTAGCCCCTGCTATTGACTCTATTGCTAATGCTTTTAACGGACTAATTGACATTATTCAAATACTTTGGGAAGGAAGTTGGAAGCCTTTTGCAGAGTTCTTGTCTAACACATTCGGTATAAGTATTGAAACAGTTGCTGATTTATTAGGCGGTATCATACTAGAAGCATTGAAGTTACTAGCTGATACAATCAAGCTAGTGGCTGATGGTTTTACTGCTTTTTCAGATTGGTGTAAAGAAAATAAAGAGATTATCTCCACAATCGCTAGTGTGATTGGCACACTTGCAACCGTGTGGCAAGGAATTAAGTTCTTGTCTTGGGCAGAACAAGCAGGAGGACTTGCAGGAGCATTCGAATTGTTAAGTGGCAAGGTTTCCTTTATTGTTAGCGGGATTAAAGATCTTGGACTAGCTTTGAAAGCTTTGACATTTGATAAATTGGTCAGCTTCGGTGAAACCATCTATTTGAATGCGTTGTATGCAAAAGACTTTGTGGTCAATTCTGGGAAATTGATTGCAGAGTTAGGAAAAACTGCTCTAGAACTTGGTAAATCAGCACTGGCTTGGGGTGTTCATGCGGCACAAATGGGGCTTGCAGCAGCGGCAGAAATCGCTCAATCGATTGCAGCAGGAGTTGCAGCAGCCGCAACATGGGCGCTCAATGGAGCTATTGCGGTCTTGACCAGCCCGATAACTTTAGTTATTGCAGCAATCGCAGCCTTAATTGCTATAGGTGTCTTGCTCTACCAAAACTGGGACACTGTTGTTGAGTTTGCTAAAACTGTATGGCAAGGACTATGTGATTTTATCAGTGGTATTTGTCAATCGATTGGCGAATTTTTTAGCGGTCTATGGACAAAGCTACAAGAAATCTTTGAGCCAATAGGTCAATGGTTTAGCGAAAAATTCCAAGAAGGTTGGGACGCTATCGTTAATATCTTCAGTAATTTTGGCTCTTGGTTTGGTGATCGTTGGAATGATGTTACTAATGCGTTAGCAGAAGCAAACACTTGGCTTGGAGAGAAATTCCAATCTGGTAGGGATAAAGTGAACTCAGCTTTTGAAAAAGTCGGCTCTTGGTTCGGAGATAGATGGAGTGATATCAAAGGCGGAGTGCAAGAAGCTGATACATGGTTCGGAGAGAAATTTGAGAGCGCAAAAGAGAAAACTCAAAATCCTTTCCAATCAATTGGTTCATGGTTTAGCGAACGTTGGAATGACATACAAAACGCTTTGAAAGAAATCCCAAACTGGTTTAAGAATCTGTTTAATGATGCAATGGATAACGCAAAAAGCGCAGTACAATCAGGTGTTGATGCGCTTAAGAGTATTTTTGATTTCGAGTGGCACTTGCCAAAACTTAAGTTGCCTCACATTAATATAACTGGCGGTTTTAGTTTGAATCCACCTAGTTTTCCTAGCTTTGATATTTCTTGGTATGCACGAGGTGGTGTTTTCAACTCACCTAGCATTATCGGGGTCGGAGAAGCTGGTCAAGAAGCGGTAATGCCTCTTGAACGGAATACAGGTTGGATTTCTACTTTGGCTCAGAAAATAGCTGAAAGAATGCCTGTTAATAATGCCCCTGCAGGCTATTCATTGCCAGCTGGTGATATTGTTATTCAAATCGCAGGGCATGAGTTCGGACGGGTAGCTATCCAAGAAATCAATAAGGAACACGAACGAGCAGGTCAAACCTTGCTCAAGATTTAGGAGGTTAAATGGCACAATTAACAATTAATGGGGTGGCTGTGAAGCCTCCCAAATCTTTTCAAATCGGTATTCAAGATATTGATGGAGAAACTGGGCGTAATGCCAATGGCGACATGGTGCGAGACCGTATCACGACCAAACGCAAATTAGACTGTGAATGGGGCATGCTGACTCAGGAAGAAATGAGTCAGCTTTTACATGCTGTATCGTCTGAATTTTTTGAGGTATCTTATCCAGACCCCATGGATGGCCAAGTCACAAAGACTTTCTATGTCGGTGATAGGACCGCTCCTAGCTATACCTTTACTGAGAAGTTTAAACCTTGGTCTGGCGCTAAATTTAATCTTGTAGAGAGGTAAGAAAATGGATGCTTTAACTAGACGACAATTTGACAGAGCCATGTTCGCCAAAAACAGGACGCTGGCTATCCGTGTTGAAGATTATGCTTCACAGGATATCAAAGAGGCTAGTTTTGAGTATGGCTATATCAAGGGTGACACTTATAAGCCAGGTGGAACGTGTGCAGGTAGCGGTAAGATTACCTTTACCAACATCATTACCACGTTCAATAAGCTGGATATCCTACACCCTGAGATTGGGCTACTGGTTGGGGATACCTACCAGTGGGTCAAGATGGGGGAATACTTCATCAATGATATTGAGATTGACCGAAACCAAAACACAACCACGCTTGAACTCATGGATGGTATGTTCAAGCTCAATCGTGAGTATGTGACGGACTTACATTTTCCAGCTGAGGTACGAGAGGTTATTCAGGAAATATGCTTAAAAACAGGCATTGAGTTAGCGAATGACTATTTCGGAATCAGCGCCATGCGTTACCATGTTGAGCAAGTGCCTGAGGGCAAGAAACTGTCCTTCAGGGATATGCTGAGTGCTATGACTCAGATGATTGGGATGTCTTGCTTCTTCAACCGAGAAGGCAAGATGGAAATCCGCGATTTAACTGAGTCAAATATCACGATCAACGCTGACAGTTACTTCTTGCATGGCTTGACCAAGAGTGAGATTGAGTATCAGATAGCTGGTATTACTTGTAAGACGGATAAGAAGCCTCTTACAGTTGGTATGAAGACAGGTCGGTCTTTGGAACTGGACAATGTCTTCATGACTCAGAGCGCTTTAAATGACCTGTATTACAAGTTGAAAAATCTGACTTACTACCCGTATAATCTCAACTACCAAGGACATTTGTTACTTGAGGTTGGGCAGTGGGTAACCATTCAGACTAACAAGAAAGAGACTTTTAAAGTTCCTGTGTTAAGCCAGAGCTTTACTTTTAAAGGTGGTCTGAGAGGTCGTATCAGCGCAGATAGTAAGGCTGGAAATGATACTCAGTATTCTTACGAGGGTACGATTACCAAGCAGATAAAGCAACAAGATGGCATTGAAGCAAAAATCCAAGCGCAAATAGAAGCAGCAGACGCAGCCTTTGATGCTGAGTTCAAAAAGCGTAAAAAAGAGATAGATGACGGTATCGAACTTGCCAAGGCCAAGGCAGAAGAAGTCAAGCAAGAACTGTCTGACACTATCAATCAGCGCTTTAATAGCTTTGACAATGGTCCATTGAAAGAAGCCAAGCGTAAGGCTGAGGAAGCCTTGAAAAACGCTGGCGCAAGTAGTTCTCTTGCTCAGGAAGCCAAGCAGATTGGGCTGGATTCGATTGCTAGACTTGAAGCGTTTAAGTCACAGACTACGACCACTCAGACAGCTCTATCGGGTGACTTGGACGCTCTGAAACGGACTATCACGAACGATATTCGACCGAAGCAAGCACAGGTTGAAATTGAGATTGCCAAGCAAGTTGAAGCACTTAACAAGACCAAGAATGAATTGGTTGGTGTGAAGTCAGCGCAAGCGACGTATGAAGAGACAACGACTCGTAGACTGGCAGAGCTGACCAACTTGGCCAACGGTAAGGCAAGCAAGTCTGAACTCACACAGACAGCTGAGGAGTTAAAAAGTCGGATTGCGACTGTGCAGGTCGGGGGTCGGAATTATATCCGAGGGACAAGACGCATGGCGTTGGCTAACGGATTGTGGACATCAGGAACCTTTAGGCCATCAGGCCTTGGGACAACAAAGACGATTAATGTATCAGACAGTCCAGCAACTGGTTTTGATAAAGCGATACGTCTTACTTCCAGCGATGCTAGATATCAAATTGGAATTGCTCAGGACGAATTTGAAATAATGCCAGGGACCTATACTATGTCTGTTTGGGTAAAAGGTTCAGTTGGGCAAAGAGTTAGGTTACAAACCTATTGGGCGCCTGACGATGCAACAGGTATAAGTCCATATTTTATCTTGAAAGATGATAAATGGACATATTTGACATTTTCCAGCGAGCGAAAAAAAGCTGGAAAATTATCAATTGGCTATGTTTATTTGTTAGGTGCTGATGCAGGAGAATACTTAGATGTCCTTGCGCCCCAACTTGAAAACGGCACATTAGCAACAAGTCCAAAAGAAGCTCCAGAAGATACAGACGGCCAAATCTCAGCCGTCGAATCAACCTTTAAGCAACGGGCCGATTCACTAGATGCTGGTGTGAGAAGTCTGACTGAAGGCCTCAGAACCAAAGCGGATATCAGCTCACTCAATGTGACTGCTGAGAATATTAGGCAGTCGGTGAAGAGGCTTGAGACAGACACGCAGAACAAGCTAAATCAGAAGTTGAATCAGGCTGAATTCGAGGTGCAGGCTGGCTCTATCCGTCAGGAAATCCTGAACGCAACCAAGGATAAAGCAGATAAGACCTTAGTTGTGGCTGAAGCAGGGAAATTGCGTGAAGAATTTTCAAAAATGAAGGTCGGTAGTCGCAACTATGCTGAAGACTACGATTTTTCAAGGGGACTTTGGTACTATACTCAAGGAGATAATAGTCCACAAGATTGGACTATCTCAAACGGTGAGTACAACGTCAAAGGAACGACCAACACTTGGAAGCAGATGCAAATCTATTCAAAAGAAGGAAGTATAACTTCAGGTAAGAGTTCGACAGCTCTTCTTGAGTTGGAACTTGGCGAGACTTATACGCTTTCGTTTCAAGGGATTTGCTACTCTGGCTCTTCAAGTGTTTGGCTATCATTAAGGGCCAACCGTACAGTTTCCGATAATCCTGAAATTATGCATGACAATTTCAATCTCACGTCTAGCTGGCAGACTTATCAAGTCACTATACCAGCATTGACCAAGCCTGAAAATTTTGATTTCTGGCGAATTATTCTTGGTTATAACGAGGTTGGCCATGTAGCCTTTCGCAAGGTTGAATTGACCAGAAGTTCTACTCGTATAGATGCGGGTCCTGCCCCCGAAGATGGTAAGACAGATCTTGTCGTCGCTAAATCTGAATTTCAGAAAACCGCCGAAGGTCTGTCTATGAAGCTAGCAGCGGTTGAAAGCTATGTCGGTCAGGACAGTCAGAGACAGGAAGCCTTGCAGCGATATGCTCGTGAGGAGAGCGCAAAGCAAGCAACGGCTGTTCGTGAGTTGGTCACTCGTGATTTTGTTGGTAAATCGGCTTATCAGGAAGATGTGAGAGGTCTAGAACGAAGGTTCGAAGCTATTACCAACCCACAAAACGGCTCGATTGCTACTCAGATTGCCAAATACAAAACAGCAGTAGATGGACGATTTGCAGATATCACCTCACTGATTTCTGGAAAAGCGAACCAGGCTGACTTCCAGCGAGTAAGAGAGACTAGTCAGCTCTATGAGCGAATTTTGGGAAATACTGAAAACGGGATTGCGGATAAGGTCGCTCGCATGGCTATGACAAGTCAGCTATTTCAGGTTGAGGTGTCAAAGGCTTCAAAAGGTGGCCGAAATTATATCAGAAATGGTCAATTTAAGAATGGTTCAAAAAACTGGCTTGAATATCAATCTGTTAATTTTGGTTTGAATTTCAACTATCAACACTCTCAAAATCCTAATAATCGAAATCGTCCGGGACTACACTTCTATCACGAATCTCAAGATGTTGCTAATTTTTTTGGAATTCAGCAATCTTTTGCATTTGATGGTGTTCGAGGTGAGAAAGTGAGTGTATCTCTTCTTGTTTCAAAAGATGGTGGTGATACAAACAGTGGTTTGAGAGTCGCTTTGCACTACTTCAAAAACAAAAATATTATTGGACAAGAGTGGCAAAGTATACCAAGTCCACAAATAACATCGAAGTATAAGCGTTTCACATTTACGTTTACTTTGTCAGACGATGTTGAGAATCTGAATTTGATGTTATTTGGCGAAAAAGGGAAGACCATCAATCTCTATGTGACAGATGTTCAGCTTGAGAGAGGTTCTGTCGCGACAGACTACAAAGAAGCTCCTGAAGATACAGACGAAGCTATTCGGTCGGTTCAAACTCAACTGGCTGGTTCGTGGGCTGTTCAGAATATCAACAGCACAGGTGATTTGATTTCAGGAATCAATCTTGGGGCCAATGGGCACAATCGACTTGACGGGAAATTGACCCACATAACTGGCGAGACTCTGATTGATAAAGCAGTTATCAAATCGGCCATGGTTGATAAACTGAAGACGGCCAATTTTGAAGCTGGTTCGGTCACGACTACGATTTTAGACGCTGAAGCAGTAACGGCTGAGAAGTTGAAAGTTGATAATGCGCTCATTAGAAAAATCACTGCAAATGAAGCTTTTATTGACCAACTGACTTCTAAACGCATTTTCGCTACAAGAATCGAGTCCGTCATTTCTAGCTCAACTGTTTTAGAGGGTTATAAAGGCTGGATTGGTGGATTTCAATTAGGTACGCATGATTCAGGTTACGGACGTTGGATAACTGGACGCAATCACTTCTCGGTTGGAATGGGAAATGGTGAGGGCGGTAGTGGACAAACAGCTCTTTGGGTTAACTGGGGAGATAATTGGAACGAACCTGGATACTATGCATGGTTCGTTAAAAATAATGGCAAGATGTATTGTTATAACACGGCTGAATTTTGGAGAACACCAATTATTCACAGCGACCTGAAAGTAGAAGGTAACATCATTTATGATGGTGGTGCGTGGGTCTATTCTAATCAATACAAGAAGATTGGAAGAAGCAGTACATATTATTTTTATCTGGAAAAAACCGATGGTGGCAGAGATTATTTCCTAGTTTCGAACGATACTTCTGACCGCAGACTGAAATCAAACATTCAAGAGAGTAGTGTTTCAGGGATTGATATTATTAATCGTTTGAAAACGTATAGTTACCGAAAAGAATTTAATAATGAGGTAGAGGATATCTCATGCGGTATCATGGCTCAAGATGTGCAGAAGTACGCTCCAGACGCTTTTCGCGAGGGTCCAGATGGAGTTTACACATACAACACATTTGCACTGGTACCTTACTTAATCAAGGCCATCCAAGAGTTAAATCAAAAAATAGAAAAAATGGAGAAAACAATAGCATGAATAACAACATGGACGCAGTAGTAAATCAGTTAACACTTGATTCACTGACTAAAAAACTAGCAGTCAGTGAGCAAGAATCAGCTAAGAACGAGGCTCTTTATTTGTATGCAGCAAGCGAATTGCACACGATGAAAGAGGTTCTAGATTACGATTCAGCTCTAAAAGAGTTATTTGAAGAAACACAAGCTAAAATGAAAGGAACTAACTAATGAATTACGAAGTAGCAATTAAACCATATCTTAAAGGTGCAGAAAATGTGACAGTTGTCGCAATCAAGATGGAAAACAACGGACGCTATTCTTACGAGCAAGTAGAATTGCACGGTGACCATACGCAGGATAATGAAGCGACTTTGGTTCAAGCAGTGCTAGACCATATCCGCACAGAGCTTGACCCAACAAGCGCCATCGTACAAGCGCAAGCGAAATTGCAAGAAGCTGAGCAGAAATTGGCTCAGACTGAAACTAGACAGACTGCTACTGATGAAGCGGTTAAGCATAACCAAGCCGAAACAGACCGTTATGGAAAGATTATCCATGCGGTCGTTTTAAATGCTGTAGCAAGCAAGACAATCGCTTATGGAACTATCTACAAGGAATTGGTTGAGTTGATTCCACTTGCTGAGGTTGGGAAACGTTATTTGGCACATGACTTGATTACCATTGAAGACCCAGCGCACGTTGAGGTAGATGGAGAAGGTAAGCGTATCTTAGTTCAATTGAATAAGGAATTTACTTACAATGGCGAACCAGTCAGCGACTTTGCCCGAAATGGTCGTCTTGAAATGGACGGAACAGGCGCAGCATGGAAGTACGAGCCTAAAGAACAAAATAAGCCTACGAATGTTGCACCAGCAGCTGCAGTTTCTACGACGGCTACCGTGACTCCAACAGTAACGGAACCTTCTGCTACAACAGTTGCATCTAACTAATAATGGAGGTGCCTATGGACGTCTTACAACACGTTGAGCATTTCTTCATGAATGTTTTACCAGTTGCAACGCCAATCATCGTAGCTTGGTTTAGCTATAAGTTACCGAAGAAATCAAAGGAACAGACAGACCAAATCATCTCCGAGGTCAACGATGCTAAGAAACAAATCGAAGATGTAAACAAACAAATCGAAGATGTTAAGGGTCAAATCAAAGATGTCCAGATTACTGCTGACGAGAATAACGCCAAAATTGACGAAGTACAGGCAAAGCTAAAACTACACGACGATGCGCACCTTGTTACGATGAGGATGCGCCTTGATCGTGATATTCGTAGGGCTATCCGCCGTGGTTTTACTACTAAGGATGAGTTCTATGTGGTCGAGAACATGCACAACAGCTACAAGGCTTTGGGTGGTAATGGCTACATTGACCACTTGTACAACAATTTTGAGGCGTTGCAGATTAGAGATGACATCTTAGCTGAAGATGAGAAAGGGGCGCAGAATGGTCTGTAATCTCAATATGACCAATCTTGCACAAGTGGATGGTGGTTACCTCATCAAACAGGGTGATGTGGCTTCTACCTTTGGATTTGTCCTTTTGGACGAAGATTATCGAGCCGTCTCCTCTCTTGAGGGGGAGGTGGCGGTCGTTAGTCTGACCATGGGCAAGTACCAATGGAAGAAGAGGGTAACTGTCACGAACTCAGGCGTGAGTTTTAATCTGGACACTATCTTGCCAATCGGAAAATACCGCTTAGAAGTTAGTTCTGGCGGATATATTTTCCCAAGTGACAAAGAGACACACATCAAGATAGTAGCTTCAGATAAAGAATTGGTCACAGAAGAAGTCCACGCTCTTAAGGAGCTGGATATCGCAGAAGAAGTTAAGAAGCAACTTGCAGGAAAGACTGTGGGTAGCGATGGCACAGTGAGTCAGGAATTTCCAGACTTGCTCACGTACTATAACTTAGGAAAGGTATAGAAAATTATGGATACAAGTAAATGGATTGCATTCGCTCAAGCATTGGGAGTGGATCACAAGGCGCTGAAGCAGTTAATCGATACTAAGATTGACAGCGCTACTCTAACGCAGGCTATCGAACAAGCTAAAACAGCAGTGAAGGCTGATATTTTGGGCGATGGGGTACCTGAAAACCTCAACACTCTTAAAGAGCTTGCTGAGGAAATCGCTAAAATGAGTGGTAGCACTGAGGGCGCAGTCGTTCAAAAATTGGCTGACCTCGGCCATCGTATTGACGAGTTTGTAAATCTTGACTTGGTCGCAACGTATAATGCAGCGAAAGCGTGATTGCCATGAGCAATTTAGAGGAATTTGCTCAGGCGGTCGGTCGGGATGTGAAGGTGCTGAACCAAAAGCCTGAACCAAGGCTGACCTTGACAGGAAATACCCTCGGCATTGTCGGGGGTAATAATGTCACTCTACCGCTACCAAATAACGTAGGCCATGAAATCAGTGGTACCGGCTCGCCAGAGGGGCGTATCACTGCCGAAATAGGAACGACCTATGTAGATGTCAATGCTACTAACGGTGCTCTCAAGTGGATTAAAGAGAGCGAAAACGGCAACACAGGTTGGAAGGTTCTCATTGGTGACACTGGATGGATCAAATTAAATATCCTGTCTAAATTAAGGGAGTCTTTTGTAAAAATAAGACGAGTCAACAATACAATTTACTATCAGTTTGGCGGACTAGAGTGGGGCTGGTTTGGTATCGTGAGAAGAGGTGGGAACGGGTTTGTTCCTTACGGCAGTGATCCTACAAGATTTTGTAGGCTTACACAAAATAACGGTATTCCACTTGGGTTCCGTTCCACGACCTCATTAATTGGTCCAATATATACAGATAAGGGAGCAATTCAAGGTTCTTGGTATTTGGGAGGAAATGCTGATTCACATCATCTAAGACTTCAATTCCTAAATCCTATTCCAACGGATAAAGATGTTGGTGAAATTCGCTTAAGTGCAATCAGCTACCTAACAGACGACCCTTGGCCAACTACGTTACCATAAAAGAAAGGAAAACATATGATTAACTGGAAACTACGATTACAAAATAAATACTTTTGGCTGACTGCAATCCCAGCTTTTTTACTTGTCTTGCAAGCTGGTGCAGCAGTCTTTGGATATCATCTTGATTTAGGTGATATCGGCAACAAGCTGATTTTACTTGTAAATGCGGTATTCGTGTTCTTGACTGCTATCGGTTTGGTCAATGACCCAACAACAAGCGGAATCACAGACAGCACACGAGCACTAGAATACAAGAAACCAAGTGAGGAGTAGACATGTCTAAAAAACAGGAAATGATTCAATTCTTCATCGACAAGGCCAACGCAGGCGATGGAGTGGATAATGATGGAGCTTATGGCTTTCAGTGCGCTGACGTGCCTTGTTACGGGCTTCGCCATTGGTACGGTGTGACCCTTTGGGGTAACGCTTATGACCTGCTTGAGTCAGCACGTTCACAAGGCCTGAAAGTCGTGTATGATGCTGACTATCCAAAGGCTGGTTGGTTCTTCGTGAAAAGCTATGTAGCTGGTGACGGTGTCAATTACGGGCATACAGGACTGGTATATGAAGACTCAGACGGATATACCATCAAGACGATTGAGCAGAATATAGATGGCAACTGGAACTACTTAGAAGTGGGTGGACCTTGTCGCTACAACGAGCGTTCTGTAAGTGAAATTGTTGGGTATATCGTACCGCCTGAAGAAGTTGAAACAGGCTGGCAACAAAACCAGTATGGTTGGTGGTGGGTTCGTGAAGACGGCTCTTACCCAACTGAAAAATGGGAGAAAATCAACGACGCTTGGTACTATTTCGACGATAAAGGCTTCATGAAGCGTAGTACATGGTTGAACTACAAGGACGCTTGGTACTGGTTCACGGATTCAGGCTCTATGGCCACTGGATGGGCTCGTATCAATAATGCTTGGTATTACTTCGATGAAGAAGGCAAGATGGTCACTGGTTGGATTAAGCACAAGCTGACTTGGTACTATCTTGACCGTAAGAATGGCAACATGGTATCAAATGCCTTTATCCAGTCCGCAGACGGAACAGGCTGGTACTACATCAAACCAGACGGAACACTGGCAGATAAGCCAGAGTTCACAATTGAGCCAGATGGCTTGATTACAGTTAAATAAATAGAAAGGAAACTTTCTAAAATGTTCTTTCACCGCAGGCTCAGGCTTGCGGTTTTTTTGTTTGCTCTGAAATTGACTTGTTGACATCAACGAATAGCTTTACAAAGCGCTTGGTTGCCAATTTTGTTGACGTTAACAAAATTAGAGTTTGTATTTCTATTTTTCAAAAACACGCATTTTGAACGATTAGAAACTAAAATCTAAATCCTATTGTGTAAAAAAGCGTTTTTTTGAAGAATAGAAATGAGAATCGTGTCGCATTATTGATAAAAACGGTGTTTTGTTAAAAATAAAAACAGTGAAATTACTCACTGATCCTTTTGTAAACTATTAGAAATAAACTGACACTTTCTCAACTATACGGGCAAATATGAGTATGAAAATGAATACGATGATGAATACGATTTTAAAAAACGATAGCAATTAACGAAAATGATTTTAAAGAAAAATAAGCCAAAAACACAACTATTGATAAGCAATGATAAACGTTTGTAAACACATTTCAATTGTGATATAAATGGAACACAGCTTGCTATTCCCTTGAAATCAGTGGGTTTCTAGCGTGTTGACCAAAAGTGAATACGATAGTGAATACGACTCTACTTTTAGCTTGAACGAATGAAATCCATGAGCTGTTCAACAACTTCAAAACGTTGGTTATCGTTGATGTGGGTGTACATATCAAGAGTGGTTTGGACATTGTTATGACCTAATCTGTCCGAAATGATTTTGGCTGTAACACCAGCTTCAAAGAGGAGAGAAGCGTGTGTATGTCTAAAGCCGTGAGGCGTAATTTTTTTAAGCTCATTGTGTTTACATAAGAATCTCTTAAGTTTCACTTTCATAGTTGCAGCCAAAAGCCATCCCCCGCTGTTATTCGTAAAGATATAATTCGAATCATGCTTGTAAGGTACACCAGCCTGAAAATATTCTTTTATTTGTTGACGTTTCCAGAGTTTCAGCACATTCAGAGTTTCATCATCCAAAGTGATAACCCTCTTACTCCTTTTGGTTTTAGGATCCTGAACAGTTTGTTTTTTGCCAATTACGACAGCTGTCCTAGAAATGCTTAACCGTTTATTTTCAAAGTCAACATCTGACCACATGAGTCCAATAGCCTCTCCAGTTCGCAGTCCAGAAAAAGCTAGCAAGTGGAAAAAAGTGTAGTCTACAGGTTTAAGATTTGCTTTGGAAACTTTAAGAAACTCCGTTAGCTCCTGTTTTGTATAGTGGTTCTCTTTGGCCTTTAAGGGCCTATTTTTAGGCTTGATAATCTTGTCTAAGGGATTTGATTTAATAATGTCAATAGAAGTGGCATACTTAAAAACACGGCTAATGACAGAGTAGTAATTTGTGTAGAGGATATAGCGATTACTTAACTGAATAGCAACCTTCTGACAATAAGCAACACTGATCTGCTGAATCTTCATATCTGTAAAATACAAGTCAATCATAACATCAAGTTTGTTCTTAATAAGCTGGTAGGTTGTGGGTTTTACAGTGTTTTTATAGCTTTCAAGCCATAACTCAGCGACTTCAGCGAATGTAGGATTCTGGAAATCTTCATTGTTTGAAAAACCGTTCTCCTCAACGTCTAAGAGAAGGTCGCGTTCGGCAGCCTTTGCTTCTTTTATGGTCTTAAAACCACGTCTTGTTGTGCGTTTTTCTTTTCCAGTAGCAGGGTCTATGCCCAGGTATGTTTGAAAGAGATATCTAGTCTCTCCTTTTTTTG